TTCTGGAAAGGTGCAAACTTTAAATTAAAAATCAGAAAAGTTGATGGTTATTGGAACTATGACAAATCTGAATTTGAAAGTGTATCAGCACTTGCTGGTAATGATGACGAGATCAAAAAGACTTGGTCAAGTCAACACGCTTTAAAACCGTTTTTAGCGGCTGATAATTTTAAAACCTATGAGGAACTCAAAGAGAAGCTGAATAGGGTGTTATCGGGTGCTAGAAAAACTGAAACCGTTGCTGTTGCAGACCTCCCGCCTCAACAAAATGGTTCAGTAAAAAGTAGTACAAACTCGCCAGTTGCTAGTGATGATGACGATACAATGTCATATTTTAGTAAATTAGCAGAGGACGAGTAAGACTCTCTCTCTTGGTAGTACATACTTTAAGGGCGCTTTAGGTAACTAAAGTGCCCTTTTTTAAGCATAAATATAGCGTATGCCTAGTATATTAGATCCATTAGTTGATAAAGCCGCAGGTGTCAGAAAAGGCACTAGGTGGTATCAACAAGCAGTTGCTTCTATCGCAGATAGAGTATCAGCACGTAGATTAATGAGTCAAGGTAAATTAAACGGCAGACCTAGTGTAGGTCGTTTAAATATGTTCTTTTATGACCCTAAATATAAGAAGACATTACCATATTATGATACATTTCCTCTAGTGTTACCTATTGATAGAATACCAGGTGGATTTGTAGGTATTAACTTTCATTATTTAAGACCTGGTGCTAGATTTACTTTGTTAGAAAGATTACAAAAGTTTTCTACAAGAGGTGCAGAAATAACAACTAGAAATAGGTTTGATGTCAGTTATGATAGGGTTAAAAATATACCATTGGTTAAGAATACAATTAAAAAATATTTGTACGCTCACGTGAGATCAAGTTTTTTAAGAATTGATTATGACAAGGCTGCATTATCAGTTTATTTACCAGTGGCACAGTTTAAAAAAGGGAGTCCATACTAATGGCAATATTAAGAGGCGGAAAAAGAATTGGTGGTTATGATATTCGTATCGGTATACCACGAGATAGATCGCTAGATGATGTAGCAGGCGACAGTAGATTACAACGAAGAATGGGTAGTAATCCTGAAACTACAATAGGTCGTTTTCAATCATATGTAAATGAGGCAGAGGGTTTTGCTAGAAAGGCAAGATTTTATGCTGAATTTAATTTACCTAAAGGTATATCAGATGGTGCTTTATTTTCAGAAGGTTTTGAAGACACATCAATGGCTGCAGTAGAGAAACAAGCATTTCCTACACAAGGAGATTTACTTTCCGTACAACAAGCAAATGGTAGACGAGTAAGAGCATTTTGTTCAGCAATTAGTATGCCTGAAAGAGAAATGACAACAAAAGAAATTAGACACGGCAATGCACCTGCTAGAAATTTTGTATATGATATGAAATCATCTGGCATATCAGCAACATTTTATGCTGATAAATTTATGAGAGAAAGATCGTATTTTGAATTATGGCAAAAGTCTGCTATGTCAACATCATCTACATTTAATACAAACTATTATGATAACTATGTTGCTAACCTAAACATATTTCAATTAGGTCAATTTGCTAGCAGACAAGAACGGGACGATATAACTTATGGTGTACAATTGATAGATTGTTTTCCTAGTAAGATAGGTGCAATAGATTATTCCCACGATGCTAATAATATACAAACAATAGATGTAGATTTTTCATTTAGATACTGGATTAATTACTTTATAGATAAACAAGGTAATATAGAATTAGGTAGTCCTGCTGGTAGGATACCTGAGATTAAGAACAATAGAGGAATTTTTGGTAGTTTAATAAATAAACTGCCACCTGAATTGAGAAGGGCAGGTAGAGATGTACTCAACGATTTAAGAAGACGAGTACCTCTAGGTAGAGTAACTGGCGGAAGAGTATTCCCACCATTTAAAATACCACCACTAAATATTTAAATATAATAAGGAGTTATAATGGCATTACCAATAGTTGAAACACCTAGATTTGAGTTGACTTTACCATCAACAGATATGAAGGTTCAATATAGACCTTTTCTAGTAAAAGAAGAAAAAGTTTTATATATGGCACTTGAATCAGGTGATGAAAACCAAATGCAATCAGCAACAAAAGATATTTTGACTGCTGTAACATTTAATAAGATAGATGTAGAAACATTACCTACATTTGATGTAGAATATATTTTCCTACAAGTAAGGGCAAAGTCAGTAGGAGAAGTTGCTAAATTTAAGATTATTTGTCCAGATGATAGCAAAACCTATGGCGACATAGAAGTTGACATATCAAAAGTTGAGGTGCAAGTAGATGACGCACACACAAATGATGTTTTGTTAGATGAGAAAAGAAAGTTAGGAGTGATGTTAAAATATCCTAATATGAAAGTGTTATATGATACACAAGGTATTAAGGCACTTAAATATGAAGATATTATAAAATTAATTATAGGTTGCGTTGATTATATTTACGAGGGTGAAAAGAATTACCCTACAAGTGAATCAACACAAGAAGAATTAAAAGAGTTTTTTGAAAATCTATCACAAGATCAGTTTTCTAAAATAAGAAAATTCTTTGACAGTATGCCGAAGTTAAGGCACGTAACAAAAGTGAAGAACCCGAAGACAGGAGTTGAGAGTACAGTCACCTTCAGCGGGTTACAAGATTTTTTCGGATTGGCCTCTCCCACAACAGCCTAGAGGCGTTTTTTGAAATTAACTTTTCACTTATGCACCATCATAAGTATTCGCTAACCGAGATTGAGGCTATGTTACCGTGGGAAAGAGATGTATATGTATCATTATTGATACGATATATAAAAGAAGAAAACGAGAGAAAAAAAAGAGAACAACAAAGTAAAGGATAATTTATGTGGAATTTTAACAACTTATTAAATAGTGGTTGGGCAGGTTTTAAATATGCCGTTAAACAACTATGGCATTTCATAGAGATTGAAATACCAGAATTAATTTCAAATTATAGAATGGTACCAAGACTTATGATGGTTGCCTATGGTTGGGCATTTATGGAAGTTATAACTTGGTTTATGGCACTAGAGGCACCTAACAATGCACAAGCAGGTCTTGTATCAGTTGTAGTAGGGGCAGGCGCTGGGTGGTTTGCAATATATGTAAACGGCAAGGCAACGAAGATTAAAAACAAAGATTAACAATGGCATTACCGAGTCTTAAAAAAGCAGGAATAGAACAGGCAACTACACAAGAGGTGGCAAATACACCTATGAATGTGGAACAAGAAGTTTTAAAACTAGGAAAATCAATACAACAATCTAGTAGTTTAGGATTACAGGCTGCTACACAAGCAGTTGTCGGTAATGTTCCTGCAATGATAAGAGATTTAACAGATGATATAAAATCAGGTTCTATATCTAACTTTGCTACAGCAATGAATAAACTAATTACATTAACTGAAGATTTAGGAATCAATTTAAGAGATTACAACGAAGAATTAGCAGATACAGTTGAGAGATTTACAGGCGATCAAGCTAAATTACAAGAAGAATTGCATAAATTAAGAGAACAAGGTATCAAAGCAGAAATTGATGAAGATGGTAAAAGAATCAGAATGCTTACACAAAACGATATTGTAGAATATAATAGACAAAGACAAGTAAATGATGAGAGTATCGCTAAAAATAGAGAAGACATAGAAACAAGAACAAAATTATTAAATCTTACAGATAAGCAATTAGAAGATGATGGTAAGAAAAGAAAAGTCATAGAAGACGAAATTAAAACAAGAGCAAAAAACATTGAAGGTTTAGAAAAAGAAAATGAAGGAATAGACAAAAAAACAAGTAGTACAGCAGACACAGGTAAAGGGGATCAAGGATTTGGTAAGTTTCAGGAATTAAAAGAGGCATTTATGGTTATACCTGATACTATTGGAGAAGCAATGACATCTTTTTCTAAAGCAGGTAAGGGTGTATTTACTGGTCTAACAAGTTTATTTAAGGCAGGTGGGTTGAAAAAGGCATTTAAAGGTCTTGTAAACTTTT